TATGTATTTATGAACTTCATCTTCCAATACACCTGACGGTTTATCATAAAACAAATATACACTATCATCTTCTTTACATGCCCAAGCATACAAATACTGTGGCTCTTGGCTTTGTAAGGCTTCTTTGCAAGTGTTGATTGCTTTTATTAAGAAGTCAGGATTGTGAAATACCGTAACCGTTTTCATCGCTTCAATCGCCATCTTTAACGCTTCAGTTTGTGTGGTCATTTTGTTTTTCCTCTTCAATAGCAAGATTTAAATCAACCAATAACCTGTCCCAAATAGTTTGCTTGAAGTGGTCTGGGTAGCTATTCCAGGCTTTAAAATACTCGCTGTCTGGACGAAAACCATAGGCATCTTTATAAAGGTCAGACAATAAGTCTGTGTCAAATGTATATTTCATCGTGCTTTCCTAAAGTGCCAACGATATTTGCACGCCCTTCTTCCGTATTTCATGCGAGTTCTAATGGCAACGTAAGCTAAAAATTTAATATTGTGCGGTAGGTGATCCCTGCGCATGCTAGCCATGCGTGTCTTGGCGTACCTACGACGGATCTGCATCATTTACCTCGTTTAGCTCGTCGTCTGTCATCTCAAGCACGTCAATCCATGTTGGCTCTTTTGGCTTGCGGAATATGGCATCAAAATTATCATCGAAGCTTTTTGACTTCTGCTTGGTAATTATCTTGTCGCCGGTTATTGGGTTGCGGTTAGTGGCCATTTAGTATCCCCTTTATTATTCTGCCTTTTTTAGGCTCAATGTTTGTGTACCCCATGCGAAAGCCTAACTGTAAGTTGCCAACGTATTGTTCTGGTATAACAATAATGTCAACAGGACACTCTTGGCTCTCGTCTTTGGTCACGGAATAGTAAGTGTTCCTGCCAACACCATACTTAAATACTAAGCCTGCTTTGATTAAGGCTGCCATGCTGTATTGGATGTCAGACCTGCTAAAGCCTTGGTCCATCAAGCTCTTTCCCGTGCGATTAGCTACGCACAGCTCCGTGTACAATTCCATGCGAACCTTTGCTATTTCGTCTGTTGTTTTGGACTTGATGAGTGTTGCTACATTGTCCACAGCAATGCACCTAATGCCACTAAGCAAACCATAATCCAGCGACCTGTATAAAGGCGTAAGTGCTCAGCATCCCACAAGTCTTCTTGTTCTTCGAACGCAGCGCCAGTCCACTCATCCTGACGGTTAAAGTGGTAATTGCTTTTATCCCACGGCTCACGATAATTCATTTATTTTCCCCTCTAGCACAATGATGCGTTGCTGCAATTGGTCAAGTAAAGTAAATATAAACCCTATGTTATTGTGTATGCCATTCATAATGGCGTCTTGTTTTTCTTGCTCGGTCATGCCAGCACCTAAGTGCTTTAGGTGTTCTGCGTAATCAATCATTGTGGTGCCTCCACGGTTATGCGTATTGCTTTGGTTATGATGGTGATGGAATGGTCTTCATTCACTTTGATGCGAATGTCGTCAGCCACCTCTTTTTGTTTGGCAAAATTTTGCGCTGCCGCAACTAATCCTGCCGGCAAATGTGTTTTGTTATTCCATTGGTAGCCAACCCGTTCACGCTTATCTATCAAAGAGCTAACTGGCACCTTAATTATCCTTCCAATTTTGTGCAATTGTTTTAGTGCATCTCTAATACGAAGAGGCTTTTCATCAGCCAGCTCTGTCATTTCATTGAGTTCACGCACAGTCACAGGCAATTGTGAGTGTTGTATTTTAGCACAAATGATGTTGTGCAACTTGGCAATGTCGATAAATGGATTCATTTTTCTTCCCTTTCAGCCATTTTGGCTTCCAATTCTTTAAATTCTTCGTGTATTTCTTTCAATATGCGAGCAATCTCAGCTAACTGTTCATCGTAGGTCATCTATGATTCCCTCTTCAATTCTTTCAATTTCGAAGGCAGACAATTTGTAAGGTCTGCCACTCATGTCTCTGGCGTGTTGAATGTCGATCTCGTACATTGTGGGACTGTCCCCTGTGCCAAATCCGTCTTCAGTCTTTTCTACTCTCACGTAGCACTCAATGTCGATCTCGTTGTCGTTTTCGTCGTAACCTGAAGCGCTAACCCAATATGATTGTTTCATGCTGCAACTCCCATGAATGCAGGAACTGGGCGACCAGTCCATTTGGCAATGTGGCTTTTGTATTGTTTGTAGTAATGATGATAGGCTTGAACTGCATCGTCTTTGTGGCAGTCAACAGGCATAGCCTGAGCGAAAGCAGTCGGAGTGTCGCAAGTTATTTGCGACGGACATGCAGCTAAAGACTCGATGATTTTTTGGCAAGCATGAACTTTTTTGTAACGGTAAGTGTATTCTTTGCACAAGTTAAGACCGAGCTCAACAAGCCACTGGTAATTTGCACGGGAAGCATTCGCCCAAACTGTGCATGGATGATTTTTGTGTGTAGGCTTGTATGGAACGGGGATGTCGTAACCGGCATTGATGGTGCAAAGCATCTGGGCTGTCTCAAGTGGCATTTTGACAACGTGCTTGTCGAGATGCATACGAGCTGCCGTAGCGGGATCGGTGTCTAAAACGAATATATTCATTTTGAACCCCTGATACGAGCCCAAACGCGCTGAGCGTAACCTAATTTATAAGCCCACGCAAAATCCATAACAATGGCACCAACAATCAATCCGATAATGAAATTTAACATTTTATACCCTTTCTAAATTATCCGCTCTGTGTCAAGCGTAAAGCTATTATGCGCCAAGTTTTTTAAAAAGCAAAGTGTTTTTTTGTTAATTACAAAAAATATTTTTTCAACGCGTCTCCAGTGACTATGTCGCTCACTGTTTGTTTTGTCTTTAGCACGTTCAATATTACTTCATCGATCGTGTTCCTTGCCAATATATTTGTATACACAACACTTTTGTCCTGACCAATCCTGTGCGCTCTGTCCTCGGACTGCAATCTGTCCTCTAAAGAGAATGTATCGCTGAAGTAAATAACCTGACTTGCCTTGGTTAAAGTTATCCCTGTCCCTCCAGACTGTTGTTGTGCTATAAAAATCTTAGCTTCTCCAGACTGAAATTTGTCGATTGCCTCTATTCTGTCCTGTTTTGACACTCCACCGTGATATTCTACACAGTTCTTGTCAATTACACGCATGCGTTCTGCGATGTCCCTTAGCTGCGCCCTATACCTAGCCCATATAATCACGCTATGGCCATCCTCTACTGTATTAGACACTCTTTCGCATAATAAATCCATTTTTGGATTGTCCCCTTCAATTCGAACAGGCTCTTCTGCGTCTGGATGGAGATAATATCCTGAAGTTATCTGGCAAAGTTTGCCAAGAACAGTAAGATGGTTGATGACAGAGTCATTTCCATTCAGAGATATGCGACTTTCTTCTTTTACCTTTTCGTATACACGTTTTTGTTCAGCTGTCATGTCGAACCAAGCGCATTTGTAAATCTTGTCTGGAAGATCAAGACAGTCTTTTTTCAACACTCGGAATGTGTATGGCTCGATAATTTTTTGCAGCTGATCAAGATTTCTATATTTAGGTCTTCCGTCGACTCCCCTCTGCACAATTTGTGGTGCTCTCCTTAAACCATTTTTGCGCATCAGACCTTGCATTTGATAGCTGTCTGCAGAAAGCATCTCTGCATATTCGGCTTTGAATGCGAAATAAGACGTGGTGCCAAGTATGCTGTCGTCCAGGAATGCATATTGGCTAAACGCACCAAATGGTCCATTGGTTATTGGCGTTCCAGACATTGTCCTGCGATATTTGCTGTATTTTTTAAGCTTCATCAAATTCTTTGTGCGTGCTGCTGACGGCTCTTTGACTCGCTGGCTCTCGTCTGCGACTATCATAAGACTCCTGCTGATGGCTGCAAACTTGGTTGCAAAATCCACACCTTTTTTATGTTGCAAAGATTCCCAGTTCATAACGATTATTTTCAATTCTGAAGAGTCTGTGCTTTTCATTACATTTTCTAAAGCCTCTCTTTCTTTTTTGTTCGGATTTGAATACCAAGCTGCATATTTAACCCTTACCCAATCAGGCATGTGCTGAGGTATTTCTTTTACAACCCAGTTCGAATGCACCCCGTTCGGTGCAAATACAAGAACTGTGTCTAAATCGTGTGTTGACCAAAGGTCTGCCATGTCGTTGATGGCTATCCAAGTTTTGCCTGTCCCTTGCTCGCCGTTAAGTGCAAAATACTCTGATCTGCCAAACTTTCGCAAACAATCAAGTTGGTGCTTGAGAGGTTGTGTTTTGAATTTACTTAACATGATAATTTCTCCCTTAATTTCGCCCAATGCTCTTTTTTGGTAGGAACAGGGGCATGCCACAAAGCTATGGCTATCAACTCTTCAACTGTTTTTTCATTTATTGAGTCTGCGTGGCTTCCGCAAATCAACATGCATCGTTTGTCTGACCTTATCAGCACGAATGCTTTGCCTCCAGAGTCTATTTGCCTTTTTATCCAATTGCGCTGTTCTAACTCTAGCTTATGATTAGAACCAAACAGGGGTGTGGTGCTCTTTTTAGGCTCTTTTGGAGACTTTATCTCTATCCAAACTTCATTGCCTTCGATGCAAAGATTTACATCTGGCATGCCAAGCACACAAAGGTTTTCTATCCTGTCTATCCTTGTTCTTTTGCCAGCGATACCTGTGCGCAATATTGAATAAGCATTTTTCTCAGACATTACAGCACCTTGAATTTTTGAATGAAGCCGAAGCGTATCCCCTTCATGAACTTTGCTCTTACAAGCAATTTGGTTCCCTCTGGACATTCCTGCAATATCTTCCTGCCCATCTTTTCAAAGTCATATCTGCCAACCCTAGCACCTATCATTCCTGTGTCGTCCCGCAAACGTATGTCAACGAACTCCGTTGGTCCAGCAACCAGCTGTCCATTTCTTTTCTTGACATTCAACTCCTCATTTGCGTCGCGACTGTTTCGGTAGATTATCTCTCCCATGAAACATTCTGAACCAGTTTGTGAGCCGTCAAGATCAACTATCTTCATGACTTTACCAACCACACCCACAGACTCAGGATTGTCGTAGTAAGCACCAAATTCCGTGCTGAACGGGAATATGTTTGAGAATATATTCTCTGCCTCTTCAACTTGTTGAATCATTTTCTCGGTAAGCTTGCCCTCAGCCCTTGCTTCCATGAACCTTTTGGCTTTTGCTTCTCCAAAACCTTTCAAGGACATGAAACCACCAATCAACTTCTCTCCCTTGACAGACCAATTCATTTCTGACAATTGCATGTCGAATGGAACGTATTCTACGCCCTCTCTAGCCATTTCTCTGAGCAGCTCTAAGGCAGAGTCATCATCCTTAGCATTTCGCAGGTTTGCAGCAGCAAATTGCAACAAATGGTGAGCTTTTAGATAGGCTGTCCAATAACTAATAACTGCATAGCTGTAAGTGTGCGCCTTATTCATCTGCCAAGCACCCAGCGCATTGATCAAGTCCCAAGTCTGCTGAGCCTTTTCTTCTGGAATGCCCTGCTCTGCAGCCCCTTTCTTGAATATCTCCCAGAAAGAGTCAAAATATTCTTTGCCAAGACGTTTGGAAACGGCTTTTCGAATAAAGCTGGTTTGCTTCCAGTCGAATTTGCCAATCTCTCGAACGATAGCCATTGTCTGCTCTTGGTAAACTGGAAGACCGTAAGTCTCTATCATCTGCTTCTCAACAAGAGGATGGATTGACTCGTACTTTTCGCCGTTCATGCGCTTAACATACTTCTCCGTAACTCCGCTAGAGAATGGACCTGGCCGTGCCAAGGCTGTAACAGCATCAATCTCAACGATAGACTTGAACTTAACATCTTTGGAAATAGACCTAAGAGCATTGCCTTCAAACTGAAATATTCCGCACATACGCCCTTCATTGAATACATCGAATGTTTTCTGATCGTCAAACTTCATATTGTACCAGTCAACGTCAACACCGCTGTCCTCGATGACACCAAGCGTTCTCAGACCAAGAACGTCAATCTTGAGTAGACCAAGCTTCTCTGCAGCCCCTTTTTCAACGTGCGCAATCCCATTGCCATCCACAGTCGCATAGTTATCAATCCTGTCGTTACAAACCAAAAGACCAGCAGCATGAACACCCGTGTGCGATGCGTGACCTTCTATTATGGCTGCCTTTGCAACTTGAGGATACATCTGCATCAATAGCTTTCCAGGCTCTGTTGTGTTCAGTGTGTCTTCCAAACAATTGTTTGCTCGAGAGTCTGCCAATGACCTTTCGATCATCGAAGCTTTGACAGCTGCCGTTGCTGCTGCCGGTATCTTCAGAGCCTTGCAGACCTGCACCAATGCGCTCTTAGGTTTGAACGTAGATATGGTGCCAATATGAGCCGTGTTGTTCTGTCCGTACTTCCCTGCCATGTATTCGAAAACCATATGACGCTTAGCGTCTGGAAAGTCCAAGTCAATGTCTGGCAAGTCGGCGCGAGTCGAATCGATGAAACGCTCGAAATATAAATTAGGAGGGATAGGATCAACCTCTGTAATCCTGCAAAGATAGCACACAAGCGATCCGGCTGCAGAGCCACGACTTGGTCCAACAAGCATGTGTTGTTTGGCGTATTTAACCATGTCAGACACGACCAAGAAGTAGGAGTCAAAATTCTTTTCGCGGATAAGTGCCAATTCATACATCAGGCGTTGTTCGTAAGTTTCATTCCATTCCAGACCTCTGAATGCGATGCCTTCTCTGCACAATGCTTCGAGGTCTCCATCGTAATGGATCATCGGTGCGACAGGCAACTCAAGACCTTCACACATAGCTGCGATGTCGATTGCAGCCTGCTCTTCTCCACAGTCATCAATCAGGTGCTGGGGAGACGGCTTTATACTTCTGCTTGTTACCAACTCAAATGTCTCTTTGTCTTCTTCAAAGGCGAAAGCATTGTCACTGGTCGTAACTATTTCAATGCCTTTCTCTTTGGCTATCTGCTGCTTGCGCATGTTAAGCACGCGACTTGCTGGATTTAAATCTATGTACGCTCCTATTGACTTCAAGAATTCACCGTCTGTCACCTCGCCGGCAAACTTGATTATGTCGTCAGACATCTCTCGCACGTCATCTTTGTAGAGGCGTGGTATCTTTCCAACCTTTGTTGCCAACGGATTGCGGTAGGCTTTTGATGAAGCTCTGTATAGTTCTGACAATCCTGCTTTATTCTTTGCTATGAACCACATGCTGGTTGTAGTTTCATCGTCAGAAACGCATAGCTCAAGACCGAGCATAGGCTGAATGCCAGCCTCTTTGCAAGCCTCAAAGAACTTAACGTGTCCCCAAGAACTAGCATTGTCAACTATGGCAGCAGCCGTGCAGCCTTGCTCTTTCAATCGATCGACTATGCGCTTGATAGGAGAAAATGTTTCCCCGAATGAATATTCACTCCTAACCCTAAGCTGTATCATAGCAATCCTTCGTGTAATAATATTTCAACCAATGCATCAACATCACTCTGAGCTCTGTGCTTTTGGAACAGCTCTTTGTCCAGGATTTTGTGATACAACTCTATCAACTTTGCTCGTCTACCGAACAGATGTTCGAATGCAGCAACCGTGCAGACAGTTTCTTTTGGCCAAGGAAAGTCAGTGCACTCAGTCCTCTCCAATTCAAAATTCATAAGTGACGTGTCGAACCAAGCATTGTGTGCGTAAAGAAAATCCGCTCCAGAGAATGCCTGCTTTATCTCTTCAAGCAATTCTTTGAAAGACGGCTTGCCTTCTAAGTCTGCATCTGTGATTCCAGTTATCTTTACGATCTCTGGAGTCAAAGACTCACCAGGATTGATGAGCCATTCGTGCTTGCTGACCAGTTGTCCGTCTTCAAACCTTTGCAGAGCAAGTTCAATGATCTTTGGTTGTTTCTCTACAGGAGCAATGCTTGGCAAGGGAAGACCTGTCGTCTCTGTGTCAAATACTATGGATATCATCATTGTCCCCTTCAATTATAAGAGACTCAAGCATGGCGCTATAGACTGCGTTGTCATGGGCAGAGTCTTGGTGCGACAATCCGCTCTCTGACAACCTTGTTAGTTTTACCATAGACAGCAAGAACAGGTGAAACTTGTTGAAGTCGTCTTCTGTCTCAAGCGTTAACCCCGTTGGATAAAGAGCCACCATCACAGCACCAATCTTGCGCCAGTTATTGCCGTACTGTTTGCTTCGTTCGCGATAGGTATCTGCCATAGCTGCAAGGATTTCATCAGGCTGCATTTTCATGTTTCTTTTCTCCGTAGTAGTCAACATCATTAATTTTGAGGACATAAGCATTGATGCCTATGCTTTTGTAAGCATCGACAACGTCTTGTCTGTCATCGTAAGCGCAAGATATTTCTTCAGGAGCTATCTTGTGTGTCTTCATCAATTTCAACTTCAAAGAGGCGCTGTGCTCACGAGATCTATTTGGTCGCATCAACAGTTTGGAATAGGCAATGCCATGCTTGACAAGCCATCTTTGAGTTATCTTGCGATAGTGGTCTGGTCTTGCTGTAAGAATCACAATCTCATCTGTGCTATGCTCTTTAAGTTTGTGCAAATTTGCAGCCTTGTCAAACTCTGACATAAGATGGTATGCATTGTACTTGTTGAACACATTTTCGCAATCATGATGTATGATGTCAACTCTCCATCCGTCATCAGCAAGACAATTATCTAAATCAAACACTGCGTACATTTTGCACCGCCTTTGCTTGGAGAGCAGTTAAATCATTCATCAATGAAGCCTGATCATCAGCAGGAAGAGAATGAAACAGAGAAAGAAAATCAAAAGCAGAGGCAATCTCTTTAAAGAATTTTGCCTTTTGCGCGTTCACTCCAGTTTGAGGGATGTTCATGATTTACGCATCCCATCGACTATCTTGAGCAACTCACCTCGCTCTTTTAGATCAGGGAATTTTTTCTTGGCGAATTCCTCAATTTCTGCGAAGTAATCTCTGCCATGCTTGAAGAAAAACTTCTCAGCCCAAGGATGAACTCTAAAGATCTCATCGACCATAGCATTGACAACCTTTTGATATTCGCTTTGCGTTCTGCCGCCTGTACGAGACTTGGCAAGATCAACCATAGTGCGCAGATTGAATTTACAGACAATGTTAGTGCTGATGTTGGTTGGAAGAATGCCTCGTGCATCTTCAGCAGGTTGACCTATTGAAAGCAAATGATTGTAAACAGACTTGGTGTGCGCCAAAAGATCATCGATCACGCTGGTTGCTTCATCGCTCTCCTTGTTCTTGTCTGTGTAAACGTAATCGAACTCGCCCATCTCAAGAACGCGCATGGTTTGCTGAGCGTAGCTAGCATTCCTCGTGCGCACCTGTTGGTGAGTGTAAGCACGGCTGACTCCTTCAACCAAAAACACGTAGTCAACGAACTCCCAGCTGGAAGGAATTGTATTGGCCATGTAATCTAGCTGCTCCAACTTTTCCTCCTCAGGAAGATTGCTGATCTCCTCCAACAATCCTGGTGTCATGGTTAACCTCGTTGCCTTGGTGAACAGCAATAGATTCATTGCGTCCTGTGTGTGGTTGATCAGTGTTACTTTCATGCTGCTCTCCTTAATAATTGATCTGCTACTGCAACCTTCAGTTTGGCTCGGTCTGTCAAATGAGCTCGCTCAAATGCCCTGCTTTTGTCTTGGCCAGTTCCTGTCTCATGGTCAAAGAATTGAGTGACAGCGTTAACCAAACCCCAAGCTGTGCCGTTGGAAGACTTGTATTGTGCACCGAGACCTTCTCCGTCATAAAGACGAATGATGCGTCGCAACACCGTTGATTCTTCCATCAACTGTTCTGGATTTTCACCAGTCCATTCTGATTTCAACTCGTCAGCAACGATCTGTATTGCTTCGTCACGATCAAGCTTCATGCTTGCTAAAATCTCCATGCTTCCAACAAAGTTTGACCAAACCTCTTTGGCAACGCCCATCTGCTCTTTAACTTGCTCTGGCACGAATGTCGCTGAGTGCGGTATTCTTATTCTTGCCAACTGGCCTGAGTCGCCAACAGACATACGCAAAGTATTATTGCAAACCACGCGAACTGAAGTGAAATGCGCAACCGTAGACATGCTGCCATCACACGAGGAAGCCATAAGCAAGTAAGGCTTAACTTCGTCCTGACCCATAATGCGAACGCTGTCCCCTGTGCTTGCCAATGCCCAAAACTTCTTGCCACCGAACAAACAGCCTGCGGTCTCCATCTTGAAGCCTTGACCAGAGATAAGATCCCTGAAGAACTCCAAAACTTCTCCTGGCTGCACTACGCGGTATGCATCGCTGACAACGCTGAGTGGTGCTTTGGTGTCAGAACGGAACAAAACTTGCTTCTGAGGGAATATCAACTGATTGTCGTCTTCGTCTTTGTAAATCAAATCAGCAGGGTTAACATTCCAGTTCATTCCTGCCTGAACTTTCCAGGTGTCGATGTCTTCGTCTGGAGAGATCTCATTGCCAAGACCATGCCAAGGCATAGTGCCTGCGTAAGCCATATTTGCCCTGCCATTGCTCATATCTAATTCGTGTGCCATTATAGTTCCTTCACTTTACCGTTAATCAAAAAATTCGATGGTTTCAAATGCTTGCGTGAGCAGTACATTCTTACGTACTCTTCCAATGTTTTTGGCAAGCGTTTCAACAATTCTGCTTTAATCATTTCCTTCTCCTAATAGATAGCGCTTGGCTTCTTCTGTTGCACCGAAATTGATGACAGACCTGCGGAAAATCTCTAATGCTTTTTGAATTGGATAACCTTTTAACTCTTTCATTTCCAACTCATGCATGGCTTCGTCTGTCAATTTGACCACGGACAAACCGCCGGCATCCAATGGTATTACATGGTTGTATTTGTTGCCTTGTTTAACAAGCATGTAGCTGTGACCACCCCTAGCAAGCATTATATTCATTTTGAAACCCCTTTGTAAGTAACGCGAACTTGTTTGTATTGCGTTAAGTTGGTGTGGTCATCAACCCAATTTTGACCAAGCTTCAATAAAACAGCCTTGTTGTCCAATGTGAATCGAATGCCCTCAGAAACTTTAACTGTTGCCTCTGGAAGCAAAACCTCTTCAACTCCCATCTCCAACAATTGCTTTTTGGCTTGCTCATACTGAGCTTCAATGACAGCCTTTTTAGTGTGCAACTCAACCAACCTTTGCGCTACAGCTTCTGGTTTGAATAATCTTTGTACTGATGCCATGATGATACCCCTTTCTAAATTATGAATTTCTTGCCATTTATTTCTGCGCTGCCCTCTGCTTTCAATTTCATTCTGAAACGAATGTGAACCCCCATAGGAAGACCAAGTGCTTTGAATGCTGCTGCAGTGCTTTTGTAAGTAACGCCGTCAACTGTGACAGACGTTCTTTTTGTTTGGGGAGCCACGCCGTGCTCGGCTTGAAACTCCGCAATGATAGGCTCTGCATGAATATCGCTGCAACTAGGAACTCCCAATGCTTCATAAACACGTCTGCGTCCTTCAAGAAGACTGCTGAATCTGGTTATTTTTTTGCCTGTCAACTCGTTGTATTTCTCAACAAGATCCTTGCCACTCAAAGTACTAACGCAAGTCAAACTCAAATTTTCCATCTTAAACCTCGCTCTAAGTTATATCGGTCAATCGCGACCGTAAGACTATTATCCTCTTGTTAGATACAAAAAGCAACAATTATTTTCATTATTTTGAAAATACTTTCACAGAATCATAATTATCTGACTTCATTATTCGTTTAATAACCTGTGCATCTTTGACGACATCATCAAGTAGAATGTTGCGCCACGTGGCAAAACGCCCGAGACTGTAAATTCCATAGTCTTGCGTCAATCTATAAATGAAATTACGTCTAAATCCTTCGTCGATCGCACTTATCTTGCCATAACGCTGAGAAACTTTGTCAAAAGCAGAGCATGCAGCTGCATTTATCCCGAAAGATTTGAATACAGTGTCAATATCGTTTTGATTTAACTTGTCAATTGCTTCTACGATCAGCAAATCTTTGGTTATACTGGCTCGATAAACATTTAATTCTAGGTCTGGGTAATAAATCGTTTGATAAACGTCTGCTCCAGGTATGTGCCAACGCTCGACATGAATCGGAGCATGCTTGAACTCTTGATTATGTTCTATCCCCATTAGCTTTGCCATGATTGGCATCGGAACGGTGCTGATTGCACCGAACGGTATTTCGTCCATCTTAGTGTTCCAGCTTATACGACCAGAACATCTGTCAACTAATTGACCTATTAGATCTTCAGGCGCTATAAACCGTTCAACAGGGTCTAAATTCCATATGCTTCTGTCGGCTAATTTGCCAACCACCTTGCCAGAATACCAATTGGCTAGGCGTATGTCGGGTTGCACGAATTTGTTCTCGTACCACAAACCTTTTTTAACATTGACCTTTTTAAACTCAACGCCAGTTGCATCGCCAACCGCACTGGTTCTGAATCTTAAAACTGCTTTGTGTATTGACTGAGACTCATCCCCTGCCTCAAATAACTGTGCCCTTGGGAATATTGAGCCTGCTATTAAACCTGCAAGACCTGCACCTACGATTGTTGTCATACTGTTCTCCGCTCTAAATAATTAACACTCGCTAAGTATGCGCTCTTTTTAAATAAAAAGGCAAGTAAAATTTAATTTGCCTAAAATTATTTTTTGGAGGATAATTGCTTTTCAAAACTTAGAAAGGAGAATTGTGAACAACACCAGCATGAAAACCTTATTAAAGGAGAGTGGAATGCCTAAAGTCTATGTCTGTCAAATTCCTCATAGACGGGACAGAGAAACAGATTCACTGGTGCCAACTATCAATGTCGGTCCAGCGTCTAAGCACGGGGATGTTGTTGTTATGATGCCACCGCAAGTGTCATTTTATGCAACGGCAGACTTGGTGGACCAGTTGAAGCAAAAACTTGCATTGTATGATTATGCTGCTGGCGATTCATTGCTAGCGACAGGAGATCCTGCTATAATTTCTGCAGCATCAGCGATATTAGGAGCCAAGTTCGGCAAATTCATATTGTTGAAGTGGGATCGTCATGAGGGGATTTATATTCAAACTAGGATTGTACTATGATTACTTTAGCAGAAGTGTCTAGTTTGTGTTCAGCTTTAACAGAGCAACGACGCAAGGTAGATGAAATTGAAGAAGAATTATCGACTGTGAAAGAATTTGTAAGGCGGTTGGAAGAGGAAGACATTCCCCTAGCCATGCAAGAGCTTGGAGTCGATGAGTTGAAGTTGGTAACAGGCGAGAAAGTCTCAATCAAGCATGATGTTTATGCATCTTTGACGTCGGAAAGCAAACCAGCAGCGTATGATTGGCTGGAAGCACATGGCTTCGGAGGATTGATTAAGACAAATGTAAGTGTAGAATTTGGAAAAGGTCAGATTGAGGGAGCCGAGTCATTAGCGGAAGACCTTCAGTCTCGTGGTTTGCCTGTTTCTCTCGGGAGAGACGTGCATGCTCAGACATTGAAAGCATTTTTGAGGGAGCAGCTAGCTAACGGTTCAAACATTCCTCTTGAATTGTTCAATGCTCGACCAATTTCAAAAGCAAAAATATCTTAAACTTAGAAAGGTGAAACAAAATGACTACAAAAAATGAAGTGGCGGAAGCCAAAACTACAGCCGTCGGTGCTCCTCTTAACTTTGCCGCAGATGCTGGCTTAGGTCTTGAAGGCGCTGACAAGGACTCTTTAGCAATACCGTTCTTGTCCATCTTACAACCAATGTCTCCACAAGTTGTTGACGAAGTAGTTGAAGGTGCAAAAGCAGGATTGTTAATCAATTCCATCACCAACGAACTATTTAAAACTGTGAAGGTAGTTCCTGTTGCATTCCAACGTCGTTTCTTACGTTGGGCTTTGCGCGAGAATGGCGGTGGCTATCGTGGCGAGTATACCGCTGCACAGGTCGAGGCTCTTAAAATTGAGCGCAACGATGAAGGTCGTTTGCTTTACGAAGGCGATGAACTACGCGACACTCGCAATCACTTCGTGATGATTGTTACAGAGAATGGCTTTCAACCAGCCTTGTTCTCTTTAAGCAGCACTCAAATCAAGAAAAGTAAACGTTGGCTGTCACGCATCCAAGGCGTGCAAATGAAAGATGCTAATGGTCGTACGTTCAATCCTCCTAGCTTCTCTCACGTTTACGAAGTTCGTTCCATAAAAGAGTCGAACGACAAAGGTTCATGGTACGGCGTTGAGGTTGATATGGTTGGACCAGTTGCAGACGCAGATCTTTACGCTGCTGCTCGTGCGTTCCACGACCAAATCGTTTCTGGCAAGGTAGAAGTTGCAACGCCTGTTGAAGAAGAAAAGTTTTAGTTTATAGGGCAGCAATGCCCTTTTCTTTTTCATAAGGAGTTGTAATGAATACATATCAATGGGCAAAAAAGTACATTGAGCTAGGATGGGCTATATTTCCCATACATTCCATAGATTCGAATGGATGCTGCACTTGCGGCAAGAAGGATTGCGGCGATGCCGGCAAGCACCCACGAGTCAGGAGAGGTCTAAAAGAAGCATCGAAAGATCCGGCTCAGATTGAGGAATGGTTCGGAGTTGGTGCACCTTTGTCTAATATCGGAGTCGTAACGGGTGCCATCTCTGGCATAACCGTCATCGACATTGACATTGGAGAAGGCAAACTTGGTGCCGAGACATGGGCAGAGTTAACTAAAGAGGAAGGCGAACCAGAGACCTTGATCGCTAAGACTGGGTCTGGCGGTATGCACTACGTCTTCAAGTATAACTCCGTAATGCGAACGAGCAGTAACACGCTTGGTCCAGGTGTAGATTGCCGTAATGACGGCGGTTACATCGTGGCAACTCCAGCTCGCCACAGGTCTGGTGGAATTTACTCTTGGGTGAATGCCGTGCCTGTGATAGACCTTCCAAGGTACTTAACCAAGAAGAAAGACGACAAGCGAGGCAGACCTAAGAAGGAAGACTCTTACTTCCGTCAGAAGTATACGATAGAGCAAGTCAAAAGCATGCTCGAGTTCGTCAGTGCAGAAGACAGGGACGTTTGGAGAAGTGTAGGTATTATCCTCGGTCGCCAATTCTTGATGGTTGAAGAAGCTTGGGATGTCTATGTCGAATGGGCTGCGCAATGGGGCGGCAAAGAGGGCAGAAACCACGCTGCAATTATGCACGAGGCTTTCTATGACATCTCTCAGAAAGACGCGGAGAAAGAGCTAACGCTAGGCACGCTAGTGCGGTTAGCAATCGACGGCGGATGGTCGCCAAAGGCTGGAGAAGTACCAATCGACTCATTCCTGTTCTATGGTCCAGGCAATAACTTCATATACCGACCGACAATAGCGTTCTGGGTGTCTGAAGCTGTCAACTCGGCTGTGTCTCCCGTCAACGACGAAGGCAAACTAATCAAGCCGTCCGACTGGCTTCGATCCAATGCTCTTACTACGTCCATGACCAAAGATCCAGGCATCGATGGCGACCTAATACGTGGCTACGACTCGCTGGACGGAACGCTTGTGGAAGCTGTCGGTGCTGCCGTGTTTAACGCTTATAGACCTCCGACCATAGAGGCTGGTGACAATAGGCTCGCTGGTCCATTCCTCGACCACGTTCGCAAAATCTTTCAACATAAGGGCGATGCCGATCAATTTCTAGACTACATGGCGCACCGCGTGCAAAAGCCTTGGGAAAAACCTCGCTTCGCTTTGTTAATCGCTGGCGATCAAGGGGTTGGTAAGGATACGGCTGTTGAATTCTGCTGCCCTGCTATTGGTGCTTGGAATGTATCCAATGTTGAACCCTCTGCCATCGACTCTGGCTTTAATGAATATGCTTCCTATGTTCTTGTGCGCATCTCTGAAGCTGCAAACTTGCACGACATGAGTCGCTGGGCGTTCAACGAGTCTATGAAGGTGCTCATCGCTGGCCAACCTGACTATGTAATGATCAATCCTAAGTATGGGCAAAAGTATTCTGTGCGTATGCATTGCGGTGTCATCATCACTACCAATCATATGCTTTCTGGGATATACATACCGCAGGACGATAGGCGTTATGACGTCATTGAGAGTGCAAACAAGTGGGAGATGGGTCTGGAAGATGACGACGTTCGTAGAGAGTATTTCTCTGAGCTGTGGCAGTGGTTCCTGGAAGGTGGAGGGGACAGGCACGTGGCTGCTTATCTGCGCTCTAGGGACATCTCTCAGTTCTCTGCGGCAAACTCTCAACGCAAGACGGATGCACACAAGGCTGTCGTGGTCTCTGGACTGACTACAGACCATTGGTGCGCAGATGCATTGCTGGAACTTGGTGATCCTAAAATTGTCCGAGCAGACTGGTTGATCAATATTGCTGCACGAAATACGGACATGAAACTTGGGGAAATTAAAGCTAAATTGTCGCACTCTATGGGGCGAATGGGCTATAGATTCTTCAGGTCTGATAGGAAAGACGGACGAACTCGGATCGGCGATAAATTACATACGATCTATCATCTTGAAACCGTTACGGTGCAATGGGTTAAGGATCAAATTGAGGGTGGAGCACTCAACGACGATAAATTCTAGTAAGTCTTTGTTTTAAAAGGGAAAGTTGTTTTGCGACGAGCTAATTGATACGTTCTTAGGGAAATTGTTTTTTATAGTGGATGGATTTTCTGCGAATAATTTCCCTTTGAAGCGCATATCGGCTCGTCCGTCGCAAAAAGTGTTTTTGTGCACGACAATCGACGAGCTGCGGTGTGACTTCGAAGATGTACGAAATCAAGTGCGACGTGTGTAATTAAAATTAAAATCCGAAATAAATGGGGTCATGTGTATTTTTTGCACGGTCGTTTTTGGTCAAAAAAGCATGTGTCTTTTGAGCTCGTCGCATGATGCACCGCCTGCGTTTGAGGCTGATAGACGAACTTTTGAGGCGGTGTGACTAACAGAGTTAAGGACTTAATGTTTAATAATAATGATATATACTTTATTTATTTTATTTATTGCCGGGAGAGAGTTATACACTAGTTTCACACAGCACGTTTTGGGGTCAAATTCGCTCGGAGATCGTTGGCGTGCATCAGCGACGAGCTCATTTTTAAAACGCAATTTTTCACGTTGATTTGCTTTAAAACAAACTTTGGTGCATAATTATACGAGGCTACATTAGGAAAGGGAAGAAATGAAACAGCCGACAGAGACAGAAAGAGCAAGCATAATGGTTGGTGCATCCCATGGTCCATTGTTAAGGACAAAAGCGAGGATGCAGAACATAAACAATGTAACGATACCAAAACACAGGGCGTTCATGCTGGCTCAGGAAATATGTTCTCATTACGAGATAACTCCTCTGGACTACATGCTTCAGATAATAAACAATGAGAATATACCGAAGGACTTGCGCTTAGACGCGGCAAAGGCAGCAGCCCCTTACGTGCACAAGAAGCAGGCGCAGCATATCGATATAGATTCTACTTCAACAGCAGTTACGGTTGGCATAACATCGGAAGACGTTAAGCAGTTGTCTGACGAAGAAGTTGAGTCGATGTTAGGCATGTTCTCGAAGATGAAAGACATCAACATAGCGACGATAGACGTTTCTGACTTTAATGTTGTCGAACATGAGTGACATCTTAACCCCCAAATCAATGATCATCGTCCTTCAGAAAGAGAGGGAGCGACGCGCTGCAGAGAAGAGCCTGTACGAGTTTACCAAGCAAGCATGGCACGTCATCGAGCCTGGAACGCCGTTCATGCACAATTGGCATCTTGAAGTTATCAGCGAGCACCTTGAGGCTGTAACGAACGGCAAGATAAGCAAGCTGATCATAAACATTCCACCACGACACATGAAGTCCATACAGGTTGCTGTGATGTGGCCAGTATGGGTGTGGACATTCCGTCCCGAGTTCAGATGGTTGTTCGCGTCTTACGCCGGTTCACTGTCCGTTCGCGACTCGTTGAAGTGCAGACGTCTTATCGAGTCTGAATGGTTCAAAGAGCGTTGGGGAGATAGATTCAAACTAACAGGCGATCAGAACGCCAAGACATTCTTTGAGAACGATCAGTCTGGTTATCGGTTTGCGACATCCGTTGGTGCATCGACCACTGGCCATGGTGGTGACGCTATCGTTGTTGATGACCCGCACAACGCACTTGAAGCACAGTCTGACAATATGCGCGAGTCCACCCTTGAGTGGTGGGACCAAGCGATGTCGACACGTCTGAATAACGCAAAAACCGGTGCACGAGTCGTCGTTATGCAAAGGTTGCATGAGAAGGATCTGTCTGGCCATCTGCTTGCTCAGGGTGGTTGGGAGCATTTGTGCTTGCCAGCAGAGTACGAGTCTTCAAGGAAGGTATTCACATCGATAGGGTTCAAAGATCCAAGGACTGTCGAAGGAGAGCTGTTGTGGGAGCAACGTTTCGGCCAAAAAGAGATACAAGAGCTGAAAACTTCTCTCGGACAATACGGCGCATCAGGACAATTGCAGCAACGACCAAGTCCTATGGAAGGTGGCATCATAAAGAGGAACTGGTTCAGAATGTTGCCTGCAGATCAGCCATTGCCTATCATCAGGTTCATATTGCAGTCTTACGACACGGCGTTCACGGAAAAGACCTCTGGCGATCCTACAGCGCACACGTGCTGGGGCATATTCAACCACCAAGAAGGCAAACGGGTCGTGCTATTAGATTGCTGGCAGGAGCATCTTGGATACCCTGAGTTGCGCAAGAAAGCCTACGAAGATTACAAGTCCAAGTACGGCGATAAAGACAAAGGCGTTGACGTTGTGTTGATCGAGGAGAAGGGCAGTGGCATATCGCTGTCGCAAGATCTGCGCAGGGCTGGCGTTCCCGTTCGCACATACAATCCTGGTCGTGCCGACAAGATAACGCGATTGCATTCTGTTGCACCGTTGCTTGAGGCTGGGTTTGTATATTTCCCAGAAAGTAAAAAGCGTCCAGGGCAGTTCCCTCAATGGGCAGATCAGCTTATGTCGCAGCTTTTGGTATTCCCAAACGGCGAGCATGACGACTTGGTCGACACGCTGACGCAAGCCATGATATACTTCAGAGACTCAGGCATGCTAACGATAGACGAAGGCAAGTTTGTTGAGGACTACGCACCACCGAAAGAAAGAATTAATCCTTACGCTGCATAATTGTTGCTTTTTATCTAATGTTGGTGCATAATAACCAAAACACAAGGGGTCAATGTGGCTGACAAAAACAGAAAACCTATTCGAGGAGTGCTTGCACGACATTCGTCGAAAGGCATTCCACGCTTCGATGTTGGAGGTTTGAACCAGATTGATGTAACTGCCCCGATGCCGACAGAGGCAGAACGTGCCGAGTATTTCAGAACGCACGACGAGAACGGCAACCTAATCATCCCAAACGAGTTTGCTCCGCCCAGCATCCCTGGCACAGGCATTAAGCTCAACGAACCAAAAGCCTACAATCTTCCATACGAATACTCTTTACCTCGCTTAGGTGCTGCAGGCATCGAAGCTTTGATGACTCTCGGCTCAGGTGCTTTGGCTTATCCGTTAGGCGCAGCATACGGCATAGGCAGCAACTTATTAAGCGGCAAATACGGAACTGCAGAGGGAGCACGATTAGCTGACGAAGAGGCTGCAAAAGCGGCAGAGGCTATGACCTACATTCCTCGCACAAAGGCAGGACAACAATCTGTTGAGGGTTTAGGCGATCTATTTGAAGCTTCAAAACTGCCACCGATCATCCCTGAGTTGGCAGGGTTGCAAGGCATGCGCCATTTGATGCCCGACGATGTACGAGCCATTGGTGGCAAAAGATTAGAGCTGGCAGAAGACATTCGCAATCTCAAAGAAGATTATTTAAACGCACAGTCAGGCATTACACGCGACAGACCAACCCTTGGTGCATCTTTACAGCGCAAAGCCCAACGTCTTGGTGACATCGTCGCAGAAAGACAAGCCAACGAGCGTGAGTTCAGACAGAACTATTCATTATTCCCAAGCATGGCAGAGGCAGGCAAGAGCTATGCCGTATTCCCTAAAGGTGCTCCTAAACGAAATGTATTGAAGCCTTATGACATCAAAGTTGCAAGATCGGATTTCAATCCTTGGTTCAAAAACATAAATACAATCATCAGAGAAGAGCCTGACGATACATTGTCCTTATACACTCAAGGCGAATTGGCAGAGCTTTATGGAGTCAATGAATACGATGTAAGAGATGCTTGGAGCGGATTCTATCGGACGAAAGCTCAAGAGTTATATCCAGACCTTTCAAAAGACAATGCCATTCGTGCTTTCAATCAAAAATATCAAAACAACCCTTCTGCCAAAAGCAATATAGAGTTGGGTTGGTTAGAAGAATTCTCAAACACAAATGAGTTAGGTTTACCACCACTAAGCGTACTGAAGGAAAACCAAGACAAAGCGATGAAAATCGCTCAGCAAACGCTTCCAAACATGTATGCTTCTATGATCGGCCAAGAAGACAAAGATTTTCCTGTTAAGTTTTCCATGGAAGGTCTTAACATAGAAGACCCAGCAGAATTGATACAAAGATACAATGAATTGCCAGCTTCAAGGAAAAGCGCACTTGAAGCTGCGCGTGTCAAAGCTGGTTTGCCTCCAGAAGGCATTGCGCAAAAAACTCTAAATGAGACAACTAAAAATCTTAAAGCTATCGACGATGAACTTGCAGAGCTGACAAAGACCAAGTGGGCGATGGAAGAGCAATGGACAGACAGAGCCAATCAGCCTGCCCCTGAAGGTTACAAAGAGCTGCAAAAACGCGAGACCAAGCTGACGGAAGAAAAGAAACGTCTTCAAAAACGCGCTAGAGCGATGGAAGCAGCACCAGCATTGGAAGCATTCCATGATTTGTCCATGGCGCTTGGAGCAGAAAAACCGTCTGCTCTGAAAGATTTGATTGATAAGCAAGACATTCAATTTTTCCCACAATTGCAATACAAAAAAGATCCAGAGACAGGCGCATATTTACTTCGCACAGACGAACAGGGTGCATTGAAACCAGAACTCGTAACGCCAGAGACCGAAGACATATATATGCCTCACACTCGTTGGTCTGCAGGATTCAGAGACTTGATGAATAAGTACATCAAAGATGTACAAACAGGCAGGACAGATAAATCCCCTGAGCAATACTACCTTAGAGAAGCACAAGCAAAAGGCAAAGAGCGAGAAGAAAAAGCTGCTTTGGAAGCCAAACGTGAAGAGTTGACCAAACAAAACTACATGAGTTATGTAGATGCTGCTCCTGCTGACAAAATTTTTGGCGGTTATGCAGCCATTGAGTTTACACCAGCCATGTCTCGAGAAGAGTTAGGCAAAGGTCTAAGCATAGACACTGATGTGCTTAACCACTGTGTTGCTTCTGGAGACAGACAAAATGGCAGACACATTGGCATATGGGATCCAGCCACAGGCAAAGTGCGCGACGGAATGAGAAGTGAAATAAGCTCAGAGATGCGAGAAATAACAGAAGATGGCATGTCTGTAACAAGTATTCGCGATCGCAGAACTGGTTTGCCAGTGACAACAATAAAATTAAGACCGTCTCCAAACCATAAAGGCAAATTCAATCTTAGCTATGTAAGTGGTGAGCGCAACGGAAAGATAGACTTAACGACGAATTACGCAACTAGAGATTACTTAAACAGTCGTGCTGATGAAATAAACAATGCAAGTCACGATCTCATGGAAAATGCCGATGTTTATGACTTGAAAGATGACGACCAAAGGGGTCGCGCTGCTGCCAAAGTTGGTGGCGGAACAAGACAAGAAAATGTCACAGCCCTGCAAGATTATTTGGCTGCCAATCCTGACACACCTCGTTTCGCCACGGCAGACGATGTCAGAGACATGATAAGATCACCAGGCACAGCAGTTGCCTTGCGCAATAATTCTTTAGACCAACTGCTTGAAATGAGAGACGAAGCCGAGTTGGAGTTTGCAACAGCAATGCACGCAGGCGAGCCTGATGAAGTTTTAAATGATCTACGCTCTGCCATAGCAGACATAGACAGTCGTTTGAATTCGCACCCAGACACAATTAGAGCGCTAGCTCAACCATTGCAAAGACAGACCATTCCAGCTGTTCCAGTTGCAGAAAGAGCTCCGACGGGAGAAGAGATTGAAGAATACATCAACACCATGGATGAAGACGACGTTCTTCAAGCATTGGTTGCCTCTGGGATGGACGAGCAAGAAGTTTTAGATTGGTTTGGAGAAGACATTCAGTCAGTTTACGAAAGCCAAGAATTAGGAGCCATTGTTTACACACATCTTATTGAGAATCCAGACATTTTAGAGATGATGAGAGAGGCTGCTGATGATGGCGGTTGGGAGCCAGAGCCTCCAATGACGTTGCCTGCACCAACTCCGGAGCAACAAGTCGCGTTGCCTGCACCAACAACTCAATCTATCGCACAAGAATATCAACAATTGTCTGCCACCAGAACTCCAACCATAGAAAGCGAAAATAGAAGGACGGAGCTCTCAAGACAGATTGTTGATGAATTGCAGCCTCCAGCAATGCGATTTACACCAGACACTCCTCCTGGATTAGTTGCCTCAGCAATTATGGAATCTAATCCAGATGTGCCTCCTGCTGTGTTGGCGGAGCTGATAAGCAATAGGATTGCTGCTGAAACAATGCTGGGGGTTCGAGATCTCGGAAGTGATGAACTTATACAAGCAGCTGTCGATGCTCTCAGGAATAGACAGAGCCTTCGTGACAGAAATGAATCAGCACAAGATCTATATCAACGAATCAACGAAGCTGCAACCATTGAGCAGCTTGATGATCTAAGAATGGAACGCAGAGCTGGTAATTTCTCTACAACGGAAACCCAGATGTTGATAGACGCTGCTCGAGACAGAAGCAGGGAATTGAGATCTAGAGCTACAACAGAAAATCTGCCAGATGCAGTCGTTGAGAGATTAAATAATATCGAAAACATATCGGACGAAGCATTGATAAATTGGCTTGGTCAAGCAGAGAGCAACTCTCCAAACACAGTATGGCATCGACTCAACGAAGAGCAAACTCGTGAAGCTGTAACGGCAATTGAATACGAGATAGGCAGACGAGGTCTTCCAGGAACACACATTGGCGTGCAAGAGCCTTTAATTCCTTCATGGCCAGACGATGTCAGAATGTTTTTGGACGACATTGGATTTCGCTCAACACCAGAGCTAATTTCTTATCAAATGGATTTAGAAAATGATCCTAGAGGACTAGGGCTTACAGACGACCAAGCTGTAGAAGCTATCACAGTTATTGAGCATGAATTAGACAGACGTCGTGAAAATGGACTCGCAGAGGGTGGCGTTGTTCGCATGGCAGAAGGCGGATTGTGGGAAGGCTATGGTGCACCAATGGGCGAGTCTCCAAATTACTACCAACAGCAAGAAGATTCACCAGTTCATTCTCGTCACAGTTTGAACTATGGCAATCGCAAATACAGCGATGCTGATGTAAAATGGCACGAGATTGGAACGGACGTAGATCTTTTTAACAAATACGGCGTAGGCGCGACCAAGCAAGGTTCTGTTGTTAAAATGCACAACGACAAGATCAAACAATCAGACATCAGCGAGCTGCGAGCACGTTACGCAACAGATGACGGGTCTCAATATTCAGTCGTGCGCAGACCTTTAGACAGAACTTGGTCTGTTCGTCGTAGCGAGCCACGCAATCAATCTTCTGTGTCTGTAGACATTTCTCCTGATTACAAAGGCATAAGCTATACAAAAAACTTCGCAAATGGTGGTGCTGTTTACGATCATGACGCTGTTTCAAGAATGGCAGATGAATTGTTGAATTCAATGAACTTTGCAAAAGGTGGTCCAGTATTGTCTGTCGGTCGTGGTGAAAAGCTACCAGTGTCGCAAGGTGCTGGACTGACTGCAAAAGGCAGAGCAAAATACAATAGAGCTACAGGCTCTAATTTAAAAGCACCGGCTCCACACCCCAAAACTGAAAAAGATGCAAACAGACGCAAATCATTCTGTGCTCGTATGTCCGGCATGCCTGGTCCTATGAAAGACGAGAATGGCAATCCTACTCGGAAAGCTGCGTCACTAAAACGTTGGAATTGTTAAGGAATATAAATGGCTAAAGACATGATGGAAGACGAAGAGTTGCAAGGCGAGACCGTTGAATTAGAAGAAGAGGACACTGGCGTACGCGACACAGAAGACGGCGGTGCAATGGTTACACTTGAGAATGAAGAGAATCATCAACTTCAGACAGAGCACTTTGCCAACATTGTTGATGACATTGATCCAAAAGTTCTTAACACGATTGTTGAGGATTTGATAGCTAAGATTGGTCGTGACAAAGACGCACGCAAGAAACGCGATGAGCAATACGAAGAGGGCATTCGTCGTACTGGTCTTGGCGATGACGCTCCAGGCGGTGCGCAATTTACCGGCGCAAACAAGGTTGTTCACCCGTTGATGACAGAGGCTTGTGTTGACTTCTCGGCTCGAGCCATGAAAGAGCTTTTCCCTCCCAATGGTCCTGTGCGCAGCAAGATCATAGGCAAACAAGACAAAGCCAAAGTGGAGAAAGCTGAGCGCAAGTCGAAATACATGAATTGGCAATTGACAGAGCAGATGTTGGAGTTCCGCTCAGAGTTGGAACAATTGACTACGCAGCTTCCATTAGGCGGTGTTCAGTACATGAAAATGTATTGGAACAAAGATCTTGGCCGTATAACTTCTGAATTTATTCCTGTCGACGATATTTATTTGCCGTTCGCAGCATCAAACTTCCACACAGCCGAGCGCAAAACACACGTTCAGTACATAACTAAATACGAATATGAGAAGCGTGTCCGTGCAGGAATGTATCGCGAAGTCGACATTGGCATGCCAGACGACATTGATTATTCAAAAGCAACCAAAGCCAATGACAAAATTGAAGGTCGTGAAGACAATTCATATAATGAAGACGGTTTGCGAACTATATTTGAGATAACTACTGCAGCAGACCTTGAGGGCGATGAATTTTTGCCTTATGTCATCACAGTTGACAAAGCCACAGGCAAATGTTTGGCTGTCTACAGAAACTGGGATCCACGCGATGAAAGTTTCAAAGAACCACTAGTTTCAATCGTTGAATTTCCTTTCGTACCTTGGCGCGGTGCTTATCCGATCGGTTTAACGCATATGATTGGCGGTTTGTCTGGAGCTGCGACGGGTGCACTGCGTGCACTGCTTGATTCTGCGCACATCTCTAACATTCCAACACTACTTAAGTTAAAAGGTGGTCCTGGTGGCCAGAACGTCAACCCACAACCGACAGAGGTTATCGAGTTAGAGGGTGGAATCAACGTCGATGACGTGCGTAAGATTGCAATGCCGATGCCGTTTAACCCACCAAGCTCCGTGCTTATGTCTCTTTTGGGCTTTTTGGTTGATGCCGGCAAAGGCGTAGTTCAAACTTCGTTCGAAAAACTTTCAGATCAAAATCCAAATCAACCAGTCGGCACAACATTGGCGTTGATCGAGCAAGGAATGGTGGTGTTTTCATCAATCCATTCTCGTTTGCACAATTCAATGGCGCAAGTATTGAAGGTTATGCACCGTTTAAACTCTGCATATCTGACAGAAGAGATGGTTATTGACGAATTCGGCGAGAAGATGGTTGATCCGTCTGATTTCGATGGTCCATTAGATGTCATACCTGTTTCAGATCCGAATATATTCAGTGAAACGCAGCGATTTGCACAGGTTCAAGCTGTTCAACAGAGAGCAATGGCGTTGCCACAACTGTATGACGTGCGTAAAGTTGAAGAATTGTTCTTAAAACAGCTAAAAATACCAGAAGGCGAAGAGTTATTAATACCAAAACCTGAGCCTAAAGACATCGACCCAATACAAGAAAACTTTGCAGCTTCAGTCGGCAAGCCTATTGGCGCATTATACGACCAAGAGCACATCGCACATCTACGCGTACACTTGGCGTTCTTACAGTCCCCGTTGTTTGGTCAAAATCCAATTATCGCACCGATGTTCGTGCCGGCTATCGTGGCTCACATCAAAGACCACTTGTTAATGCATTACATGAAAATAAGCAGAAAAGGTTTGACTGCTGCAACTCAAAATGGCATGTTGAAAGAAGACGCTATGGAAGAAGCACAAGCAGCCGTTGAAATTCAACAGGCGATTGAGCAAGCGATACCGGCAGAATTCTTGCAAATAATGACCAAAACATTTGAGCAAGCGCAAGCATTACAACCACCAATGCCTCAAGATCCTACACAGATCGCGGCAGAAGTGCAAAAACAATCAATCGCACAGCGTGCTCAGTCTGATCAGATGCGTCTGCAAGCGCAAGCTCAACGAGATCAAATTCAAGCTCAAACACAAGCTCAACGCGATGCCGTTCAAGCAGATTTGCAAAAACGTCAAGACGAACTAGCATTGCAAACAGAATTGCTAAGACAAGACCGTGAGGATGCACGCAAACAGGCTGAATTAGCCACAAGATTGGCGATGAATCGTGAAGACAATGAGACAGCTAAAGAATTGACAGCTGTAGAAGTTGCAAGTGGAGAAAGAACTTCAATGACGACAGGCACAGGAATTAACCCTAACCCATAAAGGAGCAACAAAATGGCAACATCAGATAACGAGCAAAAGAATTCACAAGGTGTTAAGCAACATCATCGCATGGCGATGGGCGGCAATGTGAATGGCAAAACTCAAACTGGTACACCAGTAAAAACGCAATCTACACCTAAATAATGCAGATTGACAGAGTTTTAAATTTATTAACGACAGCGCAGCAAGAGTTGGCAATATCTGCGCTTCGTTCACCAAATTCGCATGATGCGTTTGAATACGGACGCATGGTGGGGATGTACGCTGGAATTGAGCGTGCTATAGAAGTAATTTTGTCAACAATTAAAGAGGATAACGATGATGTCTGATCAAACGCTGGATGATGCGTTTCCAAATGCAGACCCAGGAATAACACCTTTTGGGAGTTATGTATTGGTACAAATTAGGGCGCCTAAGCTAAAAACAGCAGGCGGTATTATCTTACAAGCTGAAACCACAGAGACAGAAAAGTGGAACACGCAAGTAGGCAGGGTAATAACAGTTGGACCATTGGCCTTTAGAAACCGTAACACGATGGAGTTATGGCCAGAAGGTTCTTGGTGCGAAAAGGGCGATTTTGTTCGAGTCGCTAAGTATGGTGGTGATCGTTGGGAAGTGCGCATTGACAAAGACACAACCGCAATGTTCGTAATTTTTAAAGACACGGATCTAATAGGCAAAGTAACAGCCGACCCATTAGCCATTCGTGCTTTCATTTAGCTGAAAGGAGCTAGGCATGGCAAAAGAAAAAGAAGTAGAGACACTCATTGAAGACGATGAGGACGAGTCAAAGGATGCGGAGTACGTAGCCGTTGACAATCCACTTGATGAAAATGATGATGAAGAAGAAAACACTTTAAAATCGTCTGAAGAAGAGGGTGAAGCTAGTAGCGAAGAAGACCGAGAGGCAATCCGTGAACGTCGTCGATTAGAGAAAAAAGAACGCAAAGAGCGCCGTGATAAGGCTATCGGTCGCGACAAGATAGAGTTAAATTTCTTGCGCAGTCGCAACGATGAGCTAGAACGTCGCATTGGGGCTGTTGAAACACACGCACAACAAACAAACTTGAGCCAACTCGATCAGCAAATCCAACAGGCTGTTGAAGAAGTTAGCACGGCAGAGCGTATAATTGCAAAAGCTGTTGAAGCAGGCAACGGTGACGATGTCGCCAAAGCAATGCGCTATCGCGATCAAGCAATTCTTAAAGCACAACAGCTTTCTCAACACAAACAGCAAGCGCAAAAAGTTCAAATTCCAAATCAGCCTCAAATTGACAACGAAATTGTGCATTATGCTAAAGAGTTTATGGATGAGCACAAGTGGTATGACCCAAAAGGCAACGACGAAGACTCAGCCATTGTGTTGGCAATTGACAATAAGTTGGCACAAGAAGGTTTTGATCCTCGTTCTGAAGAGTATTGGGACGAGTTGCATGAGCGCGTTAAACGTCGTCTGCCAGAGAAGTTTAAAACTGCACGCAAACCAACTGGTGGTCCTGCTATAGGCTCTGGTCGTGAGCATGCACCAGCGTCAACGCGCAAAGAGATTTATATCAATCCAGACCGCAAGGCTGCTTTGATTGAAGCAGGGGTTTGGGACGATCCTGTTTTGCGTCAACGTTACATAAAACGCTACGCAGAGTATGACCGTGCGAACAAAAGTTAAAAATAGTAGTTTTCTTTTTTAAAAAATTAGAACATAATTCTAATCAATTGCTGAATGGAGCAAGTAATGACAAATACAAATGATGAACGTTTAAAGAAAAGTGTAGGTGATGGTCGTGGAGATCGCGCGATGGAAAATCGTGCTGTCACGGAGAGTCGTGAAATCTCGGACGCAGACCGTCTAGATATATTTCGGCAACAGTTCTTTCAATCTTCACTTCCTGATCTACCAAAAATACCTGGATACCACGTATGCTGGTTGACCACTACAAACCCACGAGATACGATCAATATGCGTATGCGGCTGGGTTACGAAGCCATTAAGCCAGAAGACATTCCTGGCTGGGAATCAACATCTGTTAAGACAGGTGAATGGGTTGGCTTTATTGGGGTTAATGAAATGCTTGCATTCAAGCTACCACTTTCTCTATATGAGAAGTACATGCAAGAGGCGCACCACGATGCACCTTTGCGTGAGCTAGAAAAGTTGACGGATACTTCCGAGTTCCTTAAACGCGATGCAGAAACTACTGGCAGTCGTTTATTTGAAGGTGATGGTACGCAGGACTTGAGGAAAAATGTTGGTCGAGCTCAATTTGACTTGACCTAATTATATATTTTTTCTAAGGAGTAATTAAGATGCCTTCAACAAGCGCACCTTTTGGCTTCCGCCCTTCTTTCCACAATAGTGGTCAGATCCGTCCGAAAGCTTATACAATTGCTAGCACCTACGCCACGAACATTTTCTCAAATGATCCCGTGAAATTAGTAGACGCTGGTACAGTTCAACTAGGTACCTCAGATGGTACGCGTACAGGCACTGTTGCTGGTGTTACCTTATTAGGTACATTAGCTGGTGTTGAATACCGTGACTCAACTGGCAAACCGTCTATCTCTCCATACTGGATTGGTGGCACGACTGCTACTGAGATCACTGCGTACGTATTTGATGATCCAGAAACATTGTTTGAAACTCAATACACAAATCCAGGCACAGCTGGTACTGATTCAGTTCAAACATCCGTAGGCGAGCAATGTGACTGGACTGGTTTTACAGCTCCAGGTGGTTCTACTCGTACAGGTCTTTCAAGCGCTTATTTAGGTGCTATTGAAGGTGCAGGTACTGGTCAGTTCCAAATCACTGGCTTTGCTACTAACATTAATCAATCGCTAACAGATGCTTACGTAGTTGCGTACGTTCGATTCAACGAACACGCTTACAAGTATCCAACAGCATCAATCTAAGGAGGTCTGACAAATGGCTACCCCAATGAGAAGTACGGACTTCCGTAGTATTGTAGAACCAATCTTGAACGAAAGCTTCGATGGCATCTATGACCAACGTGCTGACGAATGGAAAGGTGTCTTCGACGAAGTTCAAGGTATCAAACGTAACTACCATGAAGAGCCTGTATTATACGGCTTCGGCGCAGCTCCTGAGTTGCCTGATGGCATGGCTGTTACTTACCAATCTGGTGGTGTGTTATTCGCACAACGCTACTGGTACAAAGTATATGGCCTAGCTTTTGCCTTGACTAAAGTCTTGGTAGAAGACGGTGACCATATCCGTATCGGTCAAACATACGCTCGTCACTTAGCTCAATCTTTGGTTGAGACAAAAGAGACCTTGGCTGCTAACGTGTTGAATAACTCATTCAACAGCGCTTACCAAGGTGGCGACGGTGTTTCATTGATCAACACTGCTCACCCAATCGTGAATGGTACATTCAGCAACCAGTTAACTACTGCAGCTGCATTGTCACAAACATCATTGGAACAAATGTTGATTCAAATCCGTCAGGCTGTGGACAACAACGGTAAACGTATCCGTTTAGTGCCACAAAAACTAGTATTGAGCCCATCTAATGTGTTCCAAGGCGAAGTATTGTTGAACAGCGTATTAAAAGCTGGTACAGCAGACAACGACTTGAACCCAATCAAATCAATGGGTCTATTAGCTGGTGGTCAAGCCAACATGTCTCGTTTGACTTCAAACACCGCATGGTGGGTGAAAACAGACGCTCCAGAAGGTTTGAAAATCGTTATGCGTCGTGGTTTAGAGAAATCTATGGAAGGTGATTTTGAGACTGACTCAATGCGCTACAAAGCGACAGAGCGTTACTCATTAGGCTGGACAGATCCACGTGCTGCTTACGGTACAGCCGGTATCTAAGTTGTAAAAAGTTGGGAGACTTCGGTCTCCCTTCTTAATTCTGGAATTATTATTTAGCTTATTAGACCGTTCCAGCGGACGTTGCACAGACTAATAAGCGACTTGTGCAAAAAGGAAAAATCATGTCACAAACCACATTTTCAGGTCCAGTCACTAGCTTAAATGGCTTTACATCTGGTACTTCTTCAGCGCCTGTAGCAGTAACTACTGCAGGCAACATTAACTCAGCGTACGCTACTACTTCTGCTGCCTCAGGCGACACTCGTTTAGTTTACGATCGTTTGATATTCACATCTACTGGTTCAGGTGAAACACTACGTGCGTTCTCACAAGTATCAGGAGCTGGCGCTGCAGCCGCAGGTACCATCAATGGTGCGCACATTTCTATGTCTGTTATCACCGGCGGTACTATCTCTGGCGCTGCTAACGCATTGCGTGCAACTTTAGGCGTAGCTTCTGGTGTAACTCCAGGTGGTACTTTAGCTGCAATCCAAGTTGATTCTGACATTGCCTCAGGTGTAACTGTTCCAGGCACTGCTGCGTTCTTACGCGTGACAGACTCTGGTGCAACTACCCTTGGCACTTTAATCAACCTTCCAGCAGCCATGTTGCAAACTACAACAGCAACTGCAACAAAAGGTATTAAAATTGTTGACGATGCAGGTAATGACTTTTTCATTCTCTGCTCAGCCGCATTGTAATAATGGAAATCACCAAAGACTTTTTGGTGGCCGAGATTAAGTCACTTGAGCAAGAATTAACCAATGCTAATAACTTTGTTATTCAAGCTCAAGCGACTATCGTGGCGTACCAAATGTTAATCAACCGATTAGAAACACCCTCTACTGATTTAGGAGAACAAAATGGCAGATGCAGTAACAACACAAACAATCCTTGACGGCGAAAGACTCGTCATTCAAAAATTCACAAATATCTCAGACGGCACAGGTGAATCTGCCGTTGTTAAAGTCGACGTATCAGCATTGTCTGCTGACACATATGGCCACGCTTGCAATGGCGTAAAAATCAATAAAATCTGGGCACAAACATACGGCATGGCCGTAGACATTCTATGGGATGCAGACACAAACGTGATTGCTGATACCATTCCTGCTGATGTTATGTACAAGATGTGCTTTTCAGACTTTGGCGGTATTCCAAACAACTCAAGCACAGGTAAAACCGGCGATGTGTTGTTCACAACCGTAGGTGCTTCTTCAGGTGATCGCTACACAATCATCTTAGAGTGCATCAAAACTTACGCTAACCCAACTACTTACTAGGGGTATATCATGGCAGTTAAATATGTAAAAGATTTTAGTTTTGATAAATCATTTGGTTATACAGGATCTTCTGGTCCTACAGAGTTTGAGCGCAAACAACTTATAAAAGTTGTCACCCCTGCTGCACGTGTTCCTGCAAAAAATGCTGTTTCAAAAATTCCTCCAAATGCTGTTAGAAAAACAATCACTGGCGCTTCTCAAACTCCTTCTGAAAAACGAGCTCGTGAATACGACGATTCAGTTCCGACTCCAGAAGAAATGCAAAAAATGCGAGAAGCTCGTGAATACATGCGCGAAGATAAAGCTACTTCTGATGCTGCTAAACGCGAAATGGGGTTCAAAAAAGGCGGATGCATGAAAAAAGGTTATGCAAAAGGTGGAGACGTCAAAGCTGATTTAAAACAAGACAAAAAACTCATTGCAGAATCACTGCATAAACACGAAAAAACACAGCACCCAGGCAAACCCCTTACCAAACTTAAAAAAGGTGGCGGTGTGATGGAAAAGGCCACAGGCGAGCGTTATCCTAGCAAGTCAGCAATGGTTAAACACGAAAAAACAGAAACTCCACGCATGCAACGTGAAGAAATGGTTCAAAAGCGTGTTGTTCGTGGTCCAGCGATGGCAGCAGGTCGTGATCCACGCATTCCAATGCTTATGTGCGGCGGCAAGGTTAAAAATGGCTAAACAAGGTTTATACGACAATATTCACGCCAAGCGTAAAAGAATCGAAGAGGGTTCTGGCGAAAAAATGAAAAAGCCTGGATCTAAAGGCGCACCTACAAAAAAAGATTTTGCGGATGCAGCCAAAACAGCCAAAAAATAACTGTTTTCAATACAAAGATTTTAAGGCATAATTAACAAAAATGGGCACGCTGAAACAGCTGCCATCAATGATTAGGAGTTTTGATGGCATTTTCTGGAACAGTAAGTACAACGGTATTTAACACAAATAAGGTGGTTGACCACGCTTATCGTCGCTGCCGTGTGACTGCCCAGCGTGTAACGGCAGAGATGCAAAGTATTGCTACTGATGCTTTGTATCTTCTTCTGTCTGAGCTTTCAAGCGTTAAAACACCGTCTTGGTGCATCGAAAAACTAATCCTCCCATTTTATGAAGGTCAACCCAATGTGACATTGCCGTTGGGCACGGTTGAAGTTTTGAATGCGAATTACCGTTACCTTCAAGCTGTTACTGGCTCAACAGTAACCACATCCACCACGTACCAAGTTAACTTTTCATCAAGCACCATTGTCAGCACCGTTGGACTTGAGTGGAGTGCGGCTGCAGTGCCGTTAACTTTTTCAGTTTCAAACGATGGCAGTACATGGACGGTGGTTGATACCGTTACGCCAGTTGGATCTGCAGGCACCATAACTTGGTTTGATATATTCCCAGCGCTTGCGTATTCATACTTTAAGATTACCGCAACGTCAGGCACGTTAAACTACACGACCATCACATTGGGCAATACACCTAACGAAATACCGTTTGGCGTGCTTAACCGTGACTCATACGTAGCGCAGTCAAATCAAATTTTTGCAGGTCGTCCTACAACATATTGGTTTCAACGCGACATCAATCAGCCTATTTTGCACCTATGGCCATCACCAAACTTGGCTTCTGAGGCTGCACAATTGATTGTTTGGCGTCATAGACAAATCATGGACGTTGGTACATTGCAGCAAGAGTTGGAGATACCGCAGCGTTGGTACGAGGCGATTGTGGCCAAATTGGCTTCAAAACTTGCCATGGAGACAGACTCCGTAGACATGAATTTAATTCCAATTCTAGATGCTAAAGCAGAAACTGCATTGCGCACGGCTTGGGACGGCGACAACGATGGCAGTCCAACAACCATCACGCCTAATATTGGGGTGTATACACGATAATGGGACACTTTTTAGACACTCGTGGTAATCCTACACTTGGCATAGGTATATGTGCTAGGTGCAGTCGCAAGTTCCCACTTGCTGAGCTGCATCCAGACCCAAACTACCCAAATTTAATGGTTTGCAAGGCTGATAGCGATCAGTACGATCCATATCGATTAGCGCCAAGAGCGCCAGATCAAATTGTGTTGCCGTTTGTTCGCCCTGATTTGCCATTAAATACGAGTCCTGCAGGTGTTGTTAACGAGCTAGACAACATGTTTATTATCACAGAAAACAATGAAGGATACCTCGTGCCATGAGCATCCCAAGCAATTTAGTCCCAACGTCCATTCTGCAGCTACCGGAAGACCCATCTCCATCCGATACAGGCTGGATGATGTACGTCAATAATGGCGTAACGTATAAAGTTCAAGTCAATTCTGTTTTAGATGTGTCTGGTGTCCCAACCACACGTCAAGTTATTGCCGGCACAGGCTTAACTGGCGGTGGGGCATTGGCATCCAACATCACCATTTCAGTTGCCGTAGGCGGCATTGGCTCAACACAATTAGACAACACTGGCGTGACACCAGGTGTGTATGGTAGCGCGTCAGAATTGCCGATATTGACTGTCGATGCTAACGGTCGCGTGACTGCAGCAACGACAACGTCTTTCTCAGTTTCAGGTTACGTACCTGTAACAAGACAAGTTATTGCAGGGACTGGCTTAACGGGTGGCGGTGCATTAAATGCCAACGTCACATTAAGCGCAGTATTCTCAAGCTCTACGCCATTGGCGTTAGGTGCTGCTACGGCTGGCGTTGCGACTGCAGCTGCCCGTGGCGATCACGTTCACCCTGCTGTCAACTTAGCTAGCGCGATAGAGACAACGGGTGTGCTGGGTATGGTCAGTGGGGGGACAGGGGTTGCGCATACTTCCCCTGCCGCTGGCGCTATTGCTTACTCTGATGGATCAGGCATTCAGCTGTCTACCGTTGGCACGTTGGGTCAAGTATTGGTCTCTGCAGGTGCAAGTGCACCAGGCTGGGGCTCTGCTTTAATTGTGTCCGACCAACCGGCTAATTATTTTTATGCTGGCCCAACTGCTGGTCCTGATGCACCAACAACATTCCGTGCAATGGTTAACGCCGATTTGCCTGCGTCTGGCGTGTCAGCCAATACATACGGTTCAGCCTCTAGCGTTCCGGTGTTTGTAGTTAACTCTAAAGGCGTTGTAACAAGTGTAACAAATACAACAATTGCAATTGGTAACGCTAACTTAGCTAATAGCGCAATAACAATCAACGGCAGCACTGTTAGCTTAGGCGGATCTGCCACTGTAACAGCTACCGCCACCAACGCTTTGACAATTGGCACAGGGCTGTCAGGCACAAGCTATGACGGCTCTTCTGCTGTTACCGTTGCTATTGCTAACACTGGTGTCACAGCTGCGTCTGTTGGGTCTGCCAGCAAAACCTTGACAGCTACCGTCAACGCACAAGGTCAGTTGACTGCGTTAGCTGACACCAACATTGCTATTTCAAACACGCAAGTCTCTGGCTTAGGTTCTGCTGCATTGCTAACTGCTGGCGCTGCCGGCGGTGTGGCTACCTTGGATGGTGGCGGTACAGTTCCCACAAGCCAATTACCAGCTGCTGTGCTAGGCGCATTGAAGTACCAAGGCACATGGAATGCATCAACCAACACACCAACCTTGGCAAGTGGCGTAGGCACACAAGGTTATTATTATGTAGTCAGCGTGGCGGGTACTACTGACTTAGATGGTATTGCATCTTGGGCGGTAGGTGACTGGGCTATTTACAGCGGTACTGCATGGCAAAAAATCGACAACACTGACGCTGTAACCTCTGTAAACGGTTATACAGGCACGGTAGTTTTAACTGCTAGTGATGTAGGTGCTACGCCAGCAACGTCAGGCACATCTATTCTATACGGCAATGGCACAGGCGGTACAAGCAATGTAACGGTAGGCTCTGGCTTATCTTTTGCTGGTGGCACATTAACATCAACTGGTTTAGGTGGTGATGTTGTAGGACCATCTAGCGCTACTGACGATGCTATTGCTCGATTTGATACAACAACAGGCAAGCTAATACAAAACAGCGTAGTGACTGTAAGTGATACGGGTGCAGTTACAGGCGTAACAAGTTTAAACGCTTCTACAAAAGTAGTTAGCCCATATTTTGATGCTGTTAGTAGTGCTGGTGGTGCATTAAGAAATGCAAGTGGCACTAATCAACTTCAGTGGGGTTCAGGTGGTGGTAACAATCTAACATTAGATGTTTCTACCAACATGAACGGTACTAACGCACAGATTGACATTAGTCCAACAGGAACTGGGCATGTCCATATTAATCCTACAGGCTCTGGTTCAATAGAAATTAATCCAACCAGCATTGGAACAATTAATAATATGACAATCGGCGGTTCAACTGCTGCCGCAGGAACATTTACAACTTGTACTGCCACTTCGTTTAGTGGTATTAATGGAGGAACATTCTAATGCCACAGCCCGGAAGCACGCCAATAATTATTTACAACAGCGCAACTGCATCGCAAGTGCCGTCGGCTGCCAATCTTTCACAAGGCGAGCTTGCCATTAACGTGACAGACAAAAAACTTTACTCTAAAGACAGCGGAGGCAATGTTATTTTAATTGCCAGCAATGGTGGTGATGTAACTGGCCCAGCTTCTGCCACCGACAATGCTATTGTTCGGTTTGATTCAACGTCTGGCAAATTAATTCAAAACTCCGTGGTAACGATTGCCGACTCAACCGGAAACATGGCCGGTGTCGGTACACTTAGTGCCGGTGCTATCACATCCTCTGCCCTAACATCAGGTCGCATTACCTTTGCCTCTACAGGTGGGTTATTAGCTGATAGTGCTAATTTGACTTTTAACGGCACGACTTTAACCACAGCTAACGATGCTTCTATCAATGGCTTGACTGTTGGTAAGGGTGGTGGTGCGGTAAGTACGAATACTGCGGTTGGTTTAACTGCAATGGTTGCATCAGCCACTGGTGATAATAATTCTGCTTTTGGCGCTAATGCTTTGAATGCAGTAACAAGTGGTGGTTTAAATACTGCTATTGGGTCTGCATCAATGTTCTTGAATACCACAGGTTCAAACAATACTGGTGTTGGTGTCCTTACATTTAGATACAATACAACAGGCTCATACAATACTGCTGTAGGAACTTCTGCCCTCTACAGTAACACCACAGCTTCATACAACACAGCTGTAGGTTATCAAGCTGGGTATAGTAATACGACAGGGACTGCACTTGATGCTTTTGGTACTTTGGCTTTATATTCAAATACCTCTGGTTACGCCAATGTGGCTGTCGGTAGACAAGCGCTATACTCTAATACTACAGGGTATAATAATGCGTCAATTGGTAATGCATCTGGCTATAGTAATACAACTGGCATAGAGAATGTATTTTTGGGTGTAGCAGCAGCCTTTTATAATTCCACAGGCTCGTATAACACGGCTATTGGTCGCCTTGCAAGTTTCACCAACTCCACAGCCTCTAACAACACTGCTGTAGGTTATCAATCGCTTTACACGGCAACAAGTGGACAGAATACCGCAGTTGGATACAAAGCTGCTTTTGCAGTTACTACCGCAACAAACGTGGTAGCGATTGGTGATAATGCTTATTTATCTGGAACAACAGGAGGTCAAACTGTTGCTGTCGGGACAAACGCTTTACTAAGCAATACATCGGGCTCATACAATGTAGCCATAGGACAACAGGCTCTTAACAGCAACACCACCGCCTCTGCCAACACAGCGGTAGGGTATCAGGCAGGGTATAGCAACACTACAGGTGCAGACATCACATTCCTAGGTTATCAGGCTGGTAGAAACAGTAACTCAGGAATAAGAAATACTTTACTAGGTTATCAATCTGGATATTCTGTTACTGGTTCTTATAATACTTCTGTCGGCTCAACCAATATGGGTTCTGAGGGTGCTGGAATGTCAGGCTCATCTAATGTGGCAGTAGGAACTTTTGCTCTTGCATACAACACCACAGCCTCTAACAACACTGCCGTTGGGTATCAGGCCGGGTACCAAAACACGACTGGAGCGCAGAATGTGTTTATCGGCTCGCAGGCCGGGTATTCCAACACCGTTTCCAACGAAGGCACATTTGTTGGTTGGTATGCCGGATACAACTCTACGGGTGCTTCCAATACATTCTTGGGGCGGTATGCTGGTGCGGATGTAAGCACGGGAAATTCAAACACACTGATTGGTAGCAATTCCGGCTATCTCATCACCACCGGCTCCAAAAACACCATCCTCGGCCCATACAACGGCAACCAAGGTGGCCTCGACATCCGCACTGCCAGCAACTACATCGTGCTGTCGGATGGGGATGGGAATCCTGTCATTGCTTCGCCTTCTGAAACTGAGTGGCTGATGCGGTCGGGTAACGGGTATTGGACTTTGTTTAGCAACGGTGGCGGCAACAGCACCTCTTACAACGGAACGCTTATTGGCGCAAACAAGGTCAACTTAACGAGTCAATCAAACACCGCTTTGCCATCTTGGTTCATTGACATTGGTGGTCGCGCTGGTGATGGCTCTACTCGCCCCACATCTACGCAAGACAAATTCTCTGTTGGTCGTCAGGCGGCTGGCGGGACAATTTACGCCGCACCCAACCTGTTTGAGGTCAACCAAAACGGCTGTGTTGGTCTAAACACTGCGGCGTCCAATGACGGCGCAGGCATCACCTTCCCCGCCACCCAAAACGCATCGTCCAACGCCAACACGCTGGATGACTATGAGGAGGGGACTTGGACACCTACGGTTACAGGCCAAGGCGGGGGTGCGTTGACATTGACGGCATACCC